TTGTAAGTGATCCTATTGATTGATTCTTAGCGCACACATCATAATATGTAACTTCTAATCCATCAAAGAATCTATATAATAGATATATCCAATCATTAATATTATATTTTTTAGATAATCTTAAAGCTTCTTTAACTGAACTTTCCCTAAAAAATATATACTCATGAACATTATCTTCGTGATGGGGTTCATTACAATGATCACAAGATAAAAAAGTGACACCCATATATTTATATAATAACATTATAAAATATTATTATTAAAATTTAGATTTATTCAAAAATTTAGAGTTGAAGAGCTCTTCTCATATCAGCTCTGCTTAGCTTTTGTCCTCCAACGAGAACACCGCCAACAGGGACTCCACCTCTACGTCCTCTTTTTCCAAGACCAACAGCTTCTGCAACATCTAGAGCTGATTTAACAGCCTGAGCTTGAGGTGTAGGAATAGCGGATGCTACCTGTTGCCCCAATTTTCTAGCCTTTCTGATATAAGGAAGTGCCTTTTGTGCGTATTTGGAAACATCACCCCAGAATTTACCGCCTTCATATTCAGAAGCATCAATAGCTCCCTCTTCATCAGCTCTTTCAGAAGCATCCAAAACATCATTTTGCGACAAGACTGCCAAGCTCTGAATAGATTGGTTATCTCTCATACTCAAGACTCCAGCATAAACAGGGACAATGTAAAGGGCGGGGTGAATAGCTCTCTGTGTGTTTTGGTTACGGAATTGTACCTTTGCGTACAAGTTGTAAGTACCAGGGGTACCTACTGTGATAGATGGATCATTAAGGCAAATATCCTTAGCCATCTTAAGAACAAGAAGAGAGCCCACACCGTGCTTTTCCTGAAGAGAGGAACCAGAAGCTACATATTGAGCCTCTCCTGACCAATCAGACCAAGCCATATTAACCCCATTTTCTCTAGACATATTATAGAGAGCGAATTTATCAGCTCCTGTCAAAAGACCAGACACACCACCAAAAGATAGATCAATATTTTCGATACTCATATATGCATCTGTAGTGTTAAATGTTCTATCTCCCTTTCTTTCTTTGATGTAAATCATAATATGACTAGGAATAACATTTAGTTGAATATTTGAACTATTAATAGTCTTAATACCATCAGCATGAGTATAAGATGCGCCAGCTTCATTTACGTATATTTCCATATCTTGGTAATCGTAATCGACCTGTCGAGGAAGGCTCATAGTAGCAGGGGGGATGACATATTGCAAAAGTAGAGATGGTTTACCAATTTGAACTGTGATACTAGAAATAGTAGAAGCTCCAACAATAGGGAAATCAGTAGTAGGGGATGCATGAGACCACATACGAGCTAGATTACTATCGAAATTAATAGTTACGCTCATGTTCTGAAGATGCAAAAATCCCTTACCAGCATGTCCGCCAAACAAAAGGGGACTAATGACGAGAGGCTCACATAATGTAGCAGATACAGTAGCAGTAGTACCATTAACAGGGTTATTAAAGCTAGTATAAGGATAAGATCCTCTAAATCCTACACCTGAATTTTTTTCTCCAAACTGAGATAGACAATTTCTCAAAGTAGATGCCAACTCAACATATTCTTGTGATTGATCAGGATAACACGGGGTCATAGAGAGAGTCTCTAGCTCTTTTTCTTCACCGTAATATCTCATCATCTCGTGAATAACTTCATTCGATTCTAGGGTCATCTTAGTATTATTAAGAGTTACGGTTAAATTGTTAATAACGGACTGAAGAGGAAAAGCTCTAAAAGCATCAAATCCAGACTGAAGAAGACCAGACCCGACGGCAGGTGTTCCATTAAATGTAAGGGTAACAGGGACTTTAAGTAGAGCTAATCTCGATGTAATAATGTTAGGACTTGGTGGATTGCATGTAAAACTAACTTGAGAGTTAGAGTATGAGGTACTGATAACTTCTTTAAAAGTATTAGTATTACCACCAATATAAGCCATGTATTGAACGGGTTTATCAACCCCCAACATAGACGTAAGAGATGGTACCACTTCGAGTTTATCAACAGATAGAGACATTGTATGTATTATATTATATAATTATAAAATAATTTAAAATTTATATTATTAATTTTTTATTATATACTTTTTATTTTAATCCTCAATATATGATTTTCGAATAAAAAGCAATTTTATATTAGCTTCCTGATCTTTAGGTATTCTTAGAGGATGTAGAACACCAAACAAATCAACCCAGTATATCTGTATATCTATAGTTCTTAGTGGTGATGCACCATATAAGTCTAATCTTCTATAGTTTTGTTGCGGTGTATATAATAGTTGTTTTCTTTGATCTAGAGAATTTATAACATCTAATTTAAAATCAATCAATATACCTAAACTTGATGCGTTCGAGTCTTGCTGATTTGACAACTGATTATTAATTTGCGTATAAGTATTTTTAACAGGAATAGAATTAGATGTGAAGACAAGACCTTTAGCAGGATTCCAATATCCAACACCTGATGCTTCCTGTTTCAAAAATAGATAATTGACAGCGCCTATTACTTCCCTATTATTTCGTTGATCAGATACTACAAATTGCCAGAAAACATTAGATTCTTCAAAATAAGGAAAGAAAGGGAATATTCTATATAGGGTATCATTTATAAATATCTCAATAGGATTAGCTACTGTATCTTTATAAAAAGCTTCTATAGCATATAAACTAAATCTTTGAGCTACTGAATCCCACACCATATAAGGAGCTGATGCACCTACAGGAGGAACAGGAATAAGTACGAATGCATCGATAAAAGCCTGATTTAACATATCTAGATAATGTTGATATTCATAAATGTAATAATACGAATCATCAGTTAGAGGGGTTGTATTTGATCTAGGGGTAAATATTAAATCCGCTGAATAATCAACACCTAAATATCTTAGGGTGACACGTCCAGGTTCAGTAGGAACAAATATATACGTAGGTATTAAGAATCCTGAAAGAGCGAAACGATCTATAACGAGATGATAAAGCGATGGATTCATAATCAGAGGCTCTGTCTTTGTAGTCGAATAATTAGCAAGTGAGGAATTCTGCCCTACATCTCGTCCAGGGTTATATTTAATATTAATGTCTATGTACACGTGATCATCTTGTTCTGATTTTGTTAGTACATTCATTGATCCCCCGTATTGAAACTTATTGTATGACATGTATATTATTATACTACTATAATTTATTTTATTTTTATATAAAATAATAATCACTTAAAATCACTTGTTAAAGATAAAACAATATCATCATAAGATATATTTAATTCCTTACTTATCTTTTTCATTAATTTATAATATTCATCGATATTTAGATCTTTAAGCATCAATCGAACTAAACAATGTCTACCACATGTCGATATATTCTGTCCTTCTGCTTGCATTTTATAATTATTAAAATGAATATCATAATTTGATTTATACATCATCTCTGTTAATTTTGGATAAATCATCTTATTCACTTTTCTAAAATAATCAGGTATAAAGTTAAACTGACTATCAGGAGAATAATTATAAGAATCAAAATGTTCTATTGTATCACCTTGTCTAAATAATAAAGTCCAATGTCCATATCTTGGCTCAAATTCATACAATAGGAATATAGCCCCGTGAGGATCTAGTAATTCATCAATATCTTTATATTTATATAAATCTGGATAAGTAATAATTTTAGCCTTATTATTTGAACCTTCTAATAAATCTTTGCCTGATAATGAATAGTCCATATAAATATATACATAAAATAATATTTATATATCATAAATACAATATGATATATTAAGCCTTCTAAATGGTCTTATCTACATATGAGACGTCAAATTTCCGCATTATTATTTATAAAATTTGCGAGATTTTGACGTCTAAGTATAATATTTATTATAAAATATATTATATTACATATATATATATAATTATGTCGATATCAAATATATTGATTAATGATACTAAAGCTCCATTTAAAACTATTAACTGTAAGTCTTTAACATGTGACGAATTCATTACTGATACTTTTACAGCTAATACTATTAATTCACAAAATATTAATAATTCTGTTCTTCTAGCGAGTACTACTATTAATTCAGAAAATATAGTATCAGAAAGTATATCTGTAACAACTTTAGATGTTGCAGGAAAAATCACTATTAATACAACTGTACCTATTTTAAATGGTGGATCATTTAATCTCGAAGAAAGAGCGGGACAAATCACAGCTACAATGTCAGGTTATGTTTTAGGTGCAGTATCCGTAGTAAATTGGACTTTTACTCATCCTAGCATTACACCTTCTGTTTTAGTAATTATTAGTCCTGGTACAAGAACTATGGATGCTAATGCACCTTTACAGGCTGGACAACTTACCTTTTGCTTAAGATCAATAACAGATGGTCAATTTATTATAACTGTTGCTAATCCTAATAGCTTAACATATTCTGGTGGTGTTATTGGTTTTACTTACTTGATCATTTAATTAATTCATCTATTTTAGAATCATTATATTTTATAGTTCCTGTAATAGATTTAATCTTATCATGATCTAATTTATCAACTATAGCTCTTTTTAAATAAACAATTCTTATATTGTCTAGTACTATCATATCATATTTATCAGCTTTGGTTTTAATTTCTTTAGGTACTCTATCACTCCAAAATTTAACACGT